GGAGTTGATAACTATGCGTTTGAAGAAGCAATCACAAGTTATGTTCAAGAATATCATAACGATGCAGAAGACGCTCTTAATATTGCTTATCAGAATAGAAAGTATTACGACTTAGTGAAGATGATATTGGCTGAGCTGAAAGAGAAGGGAATTACACATATTAAGTTAGACGAATAAAACAAAGTAACAATGGAAGTAAAATTAAAGGCTGGGGATAGCCTTAATATCCCAGAAGGCTGCAAGGCGGTAATCAAGGACAATGTGGTTGTTTTTGAGAGAGAACAAGAATTTAAGGACGGGGACGTGCTTGTTGTTGTACATGGACAAAGACACAATGCTTTTATTTACAAGAGTACAGATGAAAGGGGTTCCCATTCATATTATGTTGGTATAAATACTTTCGGAGATCTTTTAATTTGTAATTCTTCAGATAAATATAAATGGGGTAGGAGTAACCAAATATTATCTCACGCCACAGAAGAAGAAAAACAAACCCTTTTCGACAAGATGAAGGAGCGGGGACTGTGCTGGAACGCTGAAAAGAAAGAGGTTGAAAAGGTGCGGTGGAGAGCAAAAAAGGGAGATAGATTTTATTGTTTTGATACTGACTTTAGCGTATTGGACGGCTTGGAAGAAGGCTCTAAGCTCGATGATTCGTCATGGCGTAGCTACAATTACTTCCGCACCGTCGAGCAAGTCGAAGAGGCTGCAAAGCGTGTGAAGGAAACATTGCGAAAGTACCACGAGGAGATAGGAGAGTAAATTATGAAAGCAAAAGTAAAAGATACAGGCGAGGTAATTATGGGCAGATTTCTGCTTTAGAGAGGCAGAGAAAAAGTAATTATATTCCTTGTTGCTTTCTGGTGGGGGTGTAGCAGTGATGTTGCACCCCCATTTTTGCGTGATAGTTTGCAAAGAGAGCTATGCGGATAAAGAGAACTCTCTTTTTATCTGTAATTACTTGATATTTATAAAGATTTTCATTATCTTTGTAACGTAAATTACTTTATATTTATAAAGATATTAATATATGGCTGAAAAGATAACGGAAACCAATATCGATTCCTTACAACAAGACGATAAGAATTTTAACAAGGGAACGAAGAAAGGTCGTAAACTGATTGATAAATCAATTAGGAAATTCGGCGCAGGACGTTCTATTTTATTAGACAAGAATAATCGTATCATTGCCGGTAATAAAACGCAGGAGCTGGCGAAAGAAGCGGGTATAAAGAAGGTTATTGTTATTGATGCCAAGCCAGATGAGCTGGTAGCAGTAAGAAGGGGTGATGTCGACTTGGATAGCGAAGAAGGAAGGGAGATGGCACTGGCAGATAATGCTACTGGTGCAGCCAATCTGGACTGGGACGATGAGGCTTTATCGAGAGCACAGGAAGAGATAGGTCTACAGGTTGAGGACTGGGGGCTTTCAATTGGTCCAAAGATTGATGATACTTATAGCAGGAAGATAGAAGCCCCGGTGTATGAGCCTTCAGGGGTCTCTCCAACTCTATCGGATTGCTATGATAGCACGAAGACAAAGGAGTTAATCGAGGAGATAAAGAAAGCGGATCTACCAGACGAAGTGCGAGAGTTCCTAACGTATGCAGCTTATAGGCACACGGAGTTCAATTACGGAATGATTGCCGACTACTATTGCAATGCGTCTAAGGAGGTACAGGGGTTATTCGAGAATTCAGCTTTAGTAATTATCGATTTCAAGAAAGCTATCGAAAAGGGCTTTGTACGGATGACAGATGAGTTATTGAATGAATATGCGAAGGAGTATGAAGAAGGTTAACTTTAAAAAGGATTTCGTCGTATTCATTCTGACACATGGAAGAGTGGATAACCAGTATACCTATCGTTCTCTATGCGAGCAGGGCTATACTGGTCGTTGTGTATTTGTACTCGACAACGAAGATGGACAAGTAGACGAATACAAAAGAAGATACGGAGCGGATAACTGCTATGTGTTCGATAAGCTGGCTATGAGCAAGCGGATAGATGAGGTTTTCCGTGGAGACAGGCGAGTAATAGTGTACGCTCGTAATGCTTGCTTTGACGCGGCACGTGATTTGGGTTATAAGTACTTCATAGAGCTGGACGATGATTATACGTCTTTTGTATGGCGATTTGATGCGGAGTGTGCATATACTCCAAAAACACCAAAGATAAAGAACCTTGATGTAGTATTTGAATCAATGCTGCGGTATTACATAAACACACCTTTAACAAGTATTGCGATGGCACAAGGAGGTGACTTTATAGGCGGTAGTAGTAATCAAATGCTGCGGAGCATAGGAACAAAGAGAAAGGCTATGAATAGTTTTATTTGTTCGGTAGATAGACCTTTCGAGTTCAAAGGTAGAATTAATGAGGATGTAAATGCATATACCCAGCTTACATCTGTAGGTAAGATATTCCTAACCATTGTGCAATGTAACCTACAGCAGAAGATAACGCAGTCAAATGGAGGAGGTATGACAGACGTTTATAGAGATAGCGGAACTTACGTAAAGAGCTTTTCGAGTGTAATAGTATTCCCGAGTGGAGTAAAGGTAACGCTGCTTAATAGCCATCATAAGCGTATCCATCATAATGTGTACTGGGAGCATACAGCACCAAAGATATTACAAGAGAAATGGAGGAAGAAATGAGCGAGAGAAAAGGTATAGACAATCTTATTCCTATGAATGAGCGAACCGAGGAGGAACGAAGAGATATAGGAAGAAAAGCAGGCAAAGCGTCAGGAGAAGCACGAAGGAAGAAAAAGAAGCTACGGCAGTTGGTTGAGGCTTTCGGAGAATTGCCAGCCCCAGAGAAGGTACGAAAGGTTATGACGGAACTTGGAGTATCGGAAAATGAAATGCGTACTAATGATATGGCTATCGTAGTAGGCTTGTTCCAGAAGGCTATTAAGGGTGATGTGTTTGCCTTCAATGCTATTAGAGATATAAGGGGCGAGAAACCTGTAGATGAAACAAAGCTAACTGGGTCAATGGATAGCCATATCGAGATAGGTTTTATCGAAACAGATATTAACCCTGTAAGTGATGAAAGCGAGGTCGATGTATGATAATGCCGTTTAAGGTTATAGGGCCGTTGTTTCGAGCGAACACAGAAAAGACTGCAAGAGTGTATATTAATCAGGGGGGCACGTCTTCTGGAAAGACATACACGATTATGCAGGTACTTCTTTATGTTGCGTTGCTGGAGGCTGGTAGTATAACGACGGTAGTAGGTCAAGACTTACCGAACTTAAAGGTAGGTGCACTTCGTGATGCAAAGACGATATTAGCTGGTTCGGACTGGCTGGCTGGTTACTTTGATATGCACGAGAGCGGACATTACTTGCAGTGTAGGAATGGTTCTGTAATTGAATTTAAGAGTTACAAGGACGAGCAAGACGCAAAGAACGGTAAGCGTGACTATCTATTCGTTAACGAGGCGAATGGTATAGGCTATGAGATATACTGGCAGTTGGCTATTCGTACACGTAAGAAGATATGGATAGATTATAACCCTTCAGAGAGGTTCTGGGCGCATAACGAAGTGAAAGGTCGTGAAGGTGTGAAGATGATTATCTCGGACCACCGAGGGAACCCGTTCTTGACAAAGGAGGAACACGAGCGCATCGAGAGTATTGAAGACAAAGAACTATGGAAGGTGTATGCACGTGGTTTGACTGGTAAGTTATCTGGTGTCATCTTTCCTAACTTTCGTATCGTTGACAGGCTGCCAGAACGTGAGAGCTGGAAGATGCAGGGTTACGGGTTGGACTTTGGTTTCACTAACGATCCAACGGCTTTGGTGCATTGTGTCATTGCACACGGGGAATTGTGGACAGACTTGGATATATACGAAACAGGGTTAACGAATCCTATGATAGCAGAAAAAGCAAAGGGGGCTGGGTTAACAAAAGCAGACCAGATAATCGCTGATAGTGCAGAGCCGAAGAGTATAGCCGAGTTGCGTAATGCAGGGTTGTGGGTCGTCCCGACGGTGAAAGGAGGAGATAGCATAACAGTAGGTATTGATATACTCCATCGATACAAATGGAACGTTACACGGCGTTCTTTTGGATTGATTGAGGAATTACAAAGCTACAAATGGAAAAAGGACAGAGACGGAAAGAAAACGAACACCCCTGTTGATAAGTTTAACCACGCTATCGACGCAACGAGGTACTTTGGCTTGATGAGGCTTAATGTCAGAAGAGTTGGAGGACCGAAGGCGCACGTTATAAATCTTGATTAAGAATGAGAGAAGGAGAGAAATTCAAACACTGGATAATAATAGCTTCGTTCAGTAAGGATATTGAAGGGCTGGAGATAGAGAAGTGCACACGACCTATGAAGGTAGGTAATGTGCGCACCCCTTCAAGCCTTGATGATATGACGTTAGGGCAGATGGTACAGATGAGTGACTGCAAGACTGGCGCAGAACTTTTCTATAGAGTGTGCAAGGTGCTGTTAGGAATGGAAGCTGCGCAGGTTGATGATTGTTTTGCTGTAGAGGTCGTTCGTTTTGTTGGCTGGGTACTTGGTAAAGTAAAGATGATTAACGAGCTGTTCGATAAAGCAAAGAGTCAACCAAGCGATGAAGAGATAAGGGCAGGTATTAACCAGTTAAAATTTGGTATCTTCGGACTGATAGACTGGTATGCACTTCGAATGGGTATAACGGATCACGAGGAAGTAACAAAGGTGCCATGGGGACGTGTATATAAGTGCCTTGATATGGATAAGAGAACAAACGATTACAGAAAGAAACTACAAAAGGTATACGAAGATGAGCATAGAAAGTAAGATACGAGAGATAGCGAAAGAGAAGTTCCCGAACTTTAGCTATGTATTTGAAGACTGGAACGGAGCAGCAGATCAGATAGATAGAGTTTCCCTGCCTGCTATAGTGTGTGTGTTGCCTGTAGGTGGTCATCTACTGTTTAACCGTGGAACGGTAAAGGATAGAGAAGATTGTATGCTCGCTTTCGTTGATAAGGTTACACGTGATGCAAACGGAGAAGACAATGAGAAGGTGTATAGCGCTATGAAGGAGAGTGCAGCGAGCTTTATAACGGCTATGAATAAAAGCCGTTACTTCGAACCTATAGATGGGAGTGTTAAGTATACTACGATACTGGAGAGTGCCAGCGCATACTTTACTGGTGTGTGTGTTGAGTTGACATTGAAAGAGTTACAGGGGGCTTGTTTATGATAAAGGGTGCAATTAGTGTTGTGTTGACGGAGGAGCTGGAGGCGCTGAAAGCGAAAATCATAGCCCAGCATATAGGAGCTGGACAAAAAGCCAGTGGAAGGACGGTAGCAAGTCTACGAATTGAAGTCACAGAGGAGGAAGGCACATTATATGGTCGATCACCCTTTAGCACGCTGGAAACTGGTAGGAAGCCTGGCAAAGTCCCTCAAGGCTTTCAGAGTATCATCAGAGAGTGGATGGCAGATAAAGGTATAAGTGCAGCACCGATACCATATAAGACGGATAGACCGCATAAATACACGCCACAAGAAAGGGGTAATCTTTCACTTTCCTTTCTTATTGCAAGGAAGATAAGAAGAGAAGGTACGAGGTTATTCCGTAAGGGTGGAAGAGATGATATATACTCGAACATTATACCAGCAGCGATAGAAAGAATACAAAGCCGTATTGTAGAGCTGCTCAAATTAGAAGTGGAAAGTATTAAGCTAAACAATGTTGATGTATGAGAGAGATAACGAATAATGGGGTTACGTTGTCGTACCCCGATGAGATAGGTTTTGCGTTTAACCCTTGTTTGCTCGTGGCGTCTGGAGATGAACTGGTAAAGATGTCTATAGATATACGTGCAGGCGAGAAGAAGGAAACTATCTGGATGGAGGCGATGAAAGGAAGATGTTACGCCGATGTAAGAGAGTACGTGCAAACCTTCTTTGATACTTTGGCATTTAGTGATGTCGACTATAATCAAGAAAGGCAGACGGCTATGGGTAAAAGAGTTTCTTTCTCAGTGACGGCTACGAAGAGTGATGAGGCAAACACAACGGAAGAATATACGTTTGAAGTCTTCTATATCTGGGGAGCGTTGAAGGTGGGAGGACAAGAGGCGTATAATAGCTATCGTACCCTTACTTGGTTCCGTGGCTTTCCTTTTACGGTTGGTGTATATGCTGCTGGTGGTGGCTCTATCATGTTCAGTAAGGATGGTGTAGCAGATAAGTTCGTTAACCTGCCAGAGCAGGGAGTATGGAATATCCCGCTAAAGAAAACAGAAGACGCTAAGAGGTTCTACTTACTAAGTGATTGTACTGGAGCTTTTGCCGAGGTGACGTTTGATAACACCTTTGATATGACGTTTAGATATAGCAATGTAGGCACGAAGACAGAGAAGATACGTATAAATATAATTGATGATTACGACGAGGGATATTATCTGCGTTGGATAAATAGGCATGGGTTCTACTGCTATTATCTCTTTAAGCCAGGGGATGAGGCTCGGAAGGTGACGAGTGATGGTGCATTTATGCGTAACAACCTTCTATCTTATGATATGAATTACGGATATAAAGGCTATACGGGTAGGCTGCAGAGAATGAGCAGAGAAGACACGATACCAGTGTGCGCCCCATTGGTAGATAGTGATACGTGGGATATGCTTTTCGACGTTGCTACAAGTCCGTGCGTAGATTTGTTCGTAGGCTACAAGAATGACGAGCCGAAGTGGATGCCTGTAACTATTGTTTCAGGCTCTTATACGAAAGCGAAAGCAGTTCTACAGGACTTTATATGTAGTATAATGATGCCAGACGTAACTATTCAAAAGTTATAAGCTATGAATGACGAAAGATTATATATAGATGGCGAGTTAGTGGATATTGATGACACTACGAAAATCACGATGGATATTAAGAGTAATCTGTTTCGTGATGTTTCGCAGATAGTATCTAATAGCACTTATACGGTAAAGTTACCAAAGACGGTAAGAAACCAAATGATATTAAAGCATTCGGATCTTGTTCAAGCAAGAGATAACTATTCGTACTTAATGCACACAGCACGTTATTTTCGTAATGGTGTAGAGATAATAAAGAACGGAAGGTTAACGATACTACAGGTTACCGATACGGCTATAGAAGTGTGTATCGTCTGGGGGTTATTCTCACAATTTAGCAGCCTAATAAGTAAAGGGACGGCACTCAACGACTTGAAGAGTAATGACAAGATATTATATAACTTCGCAAATGAAGTAGAGAAGTTCGAGGATGTGAAGGAAAAGCCATACTTCTATGCAGGTTATAATGTATGGAGATATGAGAACGAAGAAGATTTAACGTGGCGGACTGGTTTATCCATGGTTTCGCCAGGAGGTAAACGAGACGGAGATAAAAAGACATGGTTTGAATATAGGATGTCATTTGGTGGTCAAAGAGACCCTAATAGGAAAGGTTTGCCACTCCTTCACCCTGTTGTACGTGTCCCTTTTGTGCTGTCACTCATCAAGTCACAGACGGGGGTAGATTTTCGTTTCCACGAAGAGGCGCAGGAATATATTAATACCCTTGTGTTACCTCTAATCAATCGTAAGGCAAACGAGTTAACATCCGAAGGGGCTTTTAGTGGTACATTTGACCCTATGAGTATGCAGCAGGGACGAATGACACTGAATGTAACTGGAACGAGTAGTGTAATTGGAGAGCAAAGCGGAAGCAGAGTAACGGCTATTACCGTTACTACTGATGCTACGTTGATATTCGATATATCTGCTGAATGGTCTTTCGAACTTGGAGGAAGGATAAAGCCTGTCGGTACTGCTAACCACTGGGGAGGAGAGAATGATAGGTACAATTTCAGAAGCGGATGTGTATTAAGAATGACGATAACGAAAGGAGACCAGCAGGAGGTCTACGATATAGGAGATAAGCGAGATGTTTTTTCTGTTGTAGTACCAAAGGGTTATAGAGATGAATGTCGGTTTAACAATGCTGGATATGGAAAGATAGAAGTAGTGAAAGGAAGCACCATCACGTTTGACTGGGTAGATGCTACGAATTTTCCTAACATGAAGGTATTAGAAGGAACTATCAAGGCTACGATATCTAAGGGAGAGAACGTCCCAGACGGCGGTTTCTTTCCTATTGCTTATAACCTACCAAAGATAAAGGTTATCGACTTTGTGAAGTTCCTAACAGCTATTACAGGCTCTTTCCCATTGCAGATAACAGAAGATGGTATCGTTAGGCTTGCACCGCTATCTAAGATATGGAAGCGTAGAGATGAGGCAGTAGACTGGACGAATAAGATTATTGCACCTACAAGCGAGAATAAGCCTTCTGAACTCAATTATAAGGTTGAGAACTATGGGCAGCACAATCGCTATAAGTGGAAAGCTGATGACACGGTAAAAGGTCATTACGACGGCGATCTGAAAATAAACAACGAAACCCTCGAAGTCGAGAAAGTAATGTACGAATTCCCGTTTGCTGCTACTGATGGAAATTCAATACCTATGTACAAGGTAGAATTTGATAAAAGCTCAAAGGATGGTTCTGCGTTTGGAGATAAGAGAGGAGAAGGGAAAAAAGACGAGATAGAAAAAACAAAAGAGCCTTCTTATACGGCATGTAAGGACAGAATATTAAGGCTGCGTGCGGATGGGGAAGGTTTAGCGACAGCTTACTTCGATATCAACATGCAGGATATTCTGGATGATAAGTATAAGGATGTAGCACGTACCCTACAGCAGCCAAAGGTAATTAAGGAGAAGATATTAATGCGAGATATAGAGCTGCTTAATTTCGACGAAACTATACCAGTGTATCTTGCGCAGTACGGTGCTTACTTTGCGGTAACAGATATACGGTCTTCAAGCAATGGTATTGCGGAGGTAACGATGTTACAATTAGTGTTTGAGTAAAAGATAAAGCTATGAGTACAGAAGAAGAGAAGATATTAAATATCAAAGTAAAGTACGAGGACGCTATATATGGCATTCTCAGATACAAAGAGAAGCTACAGGAGTTATCGGAGACGGAGAATAAGTTAAAAGATGACTTCAAGAACGGCAAGATTACCTATGATGAGTATGCCACAACCATTACTGCTATTGGTGAGCAGGTAAAGGACTATAAGGGTACCGTCAGGGAGCTATCGAAGGAAGTACAGAATAACATCAAGACGGAGAAGGAGCAGGAAGGCTCTTTAAGGTCTTTACGTGCAGAGTTAAGCAACGCCACAAAGGCGTATGACAGCCTTTCGGAGGCTGAACGTAAGGGAGCAAAGGGACAGGAGTTAAAGAAGCATATAAACGAAATTACCGATAAATTAAAGGAGGCAGAGGCGGAGACGCAAAGGTTCTATAGGAACGTCGGTAACTATGAGGAGAGCATTAAGTCGGCACTTGGCGTTAATAACAACTTCGCTAATTCTATTATGCAGATGGCTTCAAATGGGAAGGGGCTATCTGGTGTATTTGATGGAGCGATAACAAGTGCAAAGGCTTTCGGCTCTACACTTATGAGCTTTATGTCGAACCCCGTATTCCTTGCACTGGCTGGTATTGCAGGGGTAGGGGTAGCTTTTAAGTGGTTCTTTGACTACAACAAGGGCATACTGGAGAGTACGAGATTAACGAGAGAGTTCCTCGGACTTACTGGAGATAATCTGAAAGCGGTAAGAGATGAGATACAGGCAACGGCAGATACTTACGGCAAAGACTATAAGGAGGTTCTGGAGGCTGTCGACGTTCTTACAACTCAATACGGATATGATACTGGACAGGCGTTGAAGATTATTAATGACGGTTTTCAAGCTGGTGCAGACCTTAACGGAGATATGATAGCTAAGATTAAGCAGTACGCCCCTGCTTTTCACGATGCGAATATATCCGGAAAGGAACTTGTAGCTACTATTCAGCAGACGAGAAGCGGTATCTTTAGCGATAGTGGTATGGCGCTTATCCAGATGGGAAGTAAGAAAATACGTGAGATGTCGGACAAGACGGTTGAGGCTTTGGAAGGTATCGGTATCAGCTCTAAGAAGGTCGAGGCAGATTTAGTAAGCGGATCAAAATCGACCTATGATGTAATTAAGATGATAAGTACCAAGTTAAAGGAGTTCCCGCAGAACTCCCAGGAAGTGGGTGCTGTCTTAAAGGATGTCTTCGGAAAGCAGGGTGCAAATGCTGGCTTGAAGATGATAGAACAATTAGATACTATGAATGTCGACCTCGAGAAGCTAAAAAAGACTACTGGAGAGTATGGCAAGAAGATGAATGAACAGAAAGAGGCTAACGAGGAACTGAATAAAACGTTAGCTGCTATGTTCGATATGAGCGATAAAGGCTTTGGTAGTATGCTGGCGAATGTGAAGATACTAACTATACAAGGCATTACTAAGTTATTGAAAGCTGTAATCAACGTTATTAACTACTTTATCGACCTGTATAATGAGAGTATGATAGTACGTGCAGGCGTACAAGCTATTGTAAGTAACTTTAAGCAGCTATGGGCAACGGTAAAGCTGGTGTTTAATCTGATTATAGATGCTGTTAAGAATGTAGGCTCGCAACTGAAGGGGCTTGCCGAGATAGTAGAAGGTATTGTAACACTATCGTTTGATAAGATTAAGAAAGGTTTTAATACGATAGGCGGTGGTTTTGTTAAGAGTATTAAGGAAGGTTTCGGAGATATTAAGAGTTTTGCCAAAGAATTTGCGCAGAATGGAGTTAACACGATTAATAACGTCTTAAAGAATAGTAAGATACATCATATCGAGATACCTGCTTATGTTGTAGAAGAAGGAAGCGGTACGAGTGGTTCTGATGAAACGCCAAGAACTGGCAAAGGACTTGGAGGAGATAAGAAAAAAAAGAAAGATAAGAAGAAGAAAACGAAGAAGGAAAAGACGATATCAGCCGAGGAGATGGCGAAGAAGGAAGCCGAGGCTATAAGGAAGGCCGAAGACTTGTTAAGCCAACTAATAGAGCAGACAGACGAACAGAGAAGAAAAGCTATCGAGGTGCAGTATGATAGGCAGATAGAGGATGTACAGCGTAGATTGAAGACAGAAAAGGGTTTGACGTTGAACGCAAAAAAAGCTCTATACGCTCAAATATCACTGTTGGAACAAGTAAAGCAAAAGAAGTTATCGGAATTTGACCAGCAAATTAAAGATGAGGCTATAAAGAGAGAGCAGACGTATATCCAGAATATGCTGGCAGCTGTAGAGAAAGGCTCTAAGGAAGAGTATCAGCTAAAGATAAGGAATATTAAGGCAGCCTACGAATTAGAGCTTGATGCAGCAAATAAACAGGTAATGAGCGAAGAGGAAAAGAATAAGCTACTCGCATCGATTAATGAGAAGTATTATGCGCAAGAACAGCAGGCTTACAAGGATTACCATAATAAGCTGCTGGAGGAACAGACAAAGGCAATAGAAGACAGATATAAATCTCAGATATTGCAGACGCAAATCGATTCTAATGGAGCAGACGAACTGGGAGTGTTACGATTGCAGATGGATGAGAAGCAAGCCCTACTGGAAGCAGCACAGCAGAAAGAAGGAGAGACGATAGAATCCTTTAATCTTCGTAAGCTGCAATTAGAAGAGGATTATCAGCAGGCAAAGAAAGCTATTAGCGATAAAGAGGTTGAAATCGAGAGAGGTAAATATGAAGCTATCGCAGGAATGATAGGGGCTACTCAACAGGTAGCAGAGGCTTTTGGAGAGCAGAGTAAAGGAATGGCGAGAGCGTCAAAGGTTCTTGCTTTAGCAGAGATTGCGATAAACACTGGTGTAGCTCTTGCACAAGGTATAAAGCAGGCTCAAAGTGTACCTTTCCCGAGCAATATAGCCGCTATTGCAACTACAGTGACTACTATCCTTGCAAATGTAGCTTCGGCTGTTAAAACGGTTAAATCGGCAAAGTTCGCCACTGGTGGTTTAGTTACTGGTCCGGGAAGTGAAACGAGCGATAGCATACCAGCACAGCTATCCAACGGAGAGAGTGTTATGACAGCTTCAGCTACGAGGATGTTCGCCCCTGCCCTATCGGCATTTAACCAGATAGGAGGAGGAGTACCGATAATGTCATACGCTGGAAGTGGTGCACAGATTGGCGAGGAGTTTCTGGCACGAGCTGTAGCAAGAGGTATGGCAATGGCACCGAGACCAGTAGTAAGTGTTGAGGAGATAAACAATACAGCTGGAAGAGTTAAGGCGATAGAAAGAGTTGCAACGATAAAATAAAGAGCTATGACACAATATGAATTATTAAAGACGGCAGAAAGTTTACTCGTCGTTCTGATGAGTAACGATGTAGACGCTAAGGATGTTAAGTACTTGGAAATGTACAAAGAGTATATGAGGCTAAAAAAAGAAGGTCATAAAGTTGGTTATGTTGTCTACTATTTAAGTCAGCAGTATGAGTGTAGCGAGGCTACAGTGTATCGAGTTGTAAAGAGGATGACACAAAAAATAAGATAATTTCATACGTTTAGATTAATTAGTAAGGGTGTTTTGTCTGCGAAGATAGAACACCCTGTTTTTATTTGTCGCACGATATGAGAGTAAAGATAAAGACGAATAAAGAAAATCTTTATAATTATAAAGTAAATTTGTACAGAAATAAAATCTATTATGGCAGTTCTAAAGATATTCAATGACATTCAAACCGAGAATGAGAAGAATTTTTGCAAGTACTTCGGAGAAGCCGAAGGAGTATGTTTCAAGGATGTAGACGAGTTTTGCGAGGCTATTCCAAAAGGTGATAATTCTATAGATGTACGAATACATTGTGATGGTGGTTCAGTAGTTGAAGGCTGGGGCATTTACGACAGATTGAGAGCAACAGGTAAAGATATTACCTGTACAGTAGAAGGTAATGCAGCGTCTATGGCTACAGTTATCTTGATGGCAGCACCAAAGGAAAGACGAAGAGCCTATAAGAATGCTCAGATATGTGTGCACAACCCGTGGGTGCCAGCTTATGCTCTGGGTGATACTCTTACGGCAGCAGAACTGGAGAAGGCAGCTTCGGATCTGAAAGAGACACAAGAAAAGATGCTCGATTTGTATGTAGAGCGTTGCGAATGTAACAGAGAAGAGATGCAGGCACTGATGGACGAAGATAAGTATATCGGAGTTGACAGGGCTATGGAACTCGGTTTAATTGGAGAAATAATCGCCCCAGCTTCAGCCAAGAAGCAAGGGTTAGTGTTTAACAACAAAAAAGAGAATAAAATGGCAGAAAAGAATGAGAAAGTAGAGGTTAAAGCCTCTTTACTTGACCGTGCGCTGGCGAAGCTGGGTTTGAAAAACATTGAAGAGCTGGCAAAAGGTCTGGATTTGTCCACGAGTGATGGACAGACGTTGACTGTAGAGAGAGAGGATGGCGAGCCGCAGATTGGCGACAAAGCAAGTCCTGATGGTACGTTTGAGATGCCAGACGGTAAGACTATCGTCGTGAAGGATGGCGTTATCACCGACATTCAGACATCTTCAAGTGGAGGCGATGAAGGAGGAGAAGGCTCGGAGCTGGAGAAACGTGTCGCTGAGTTGGAAAATGAAGTGAAGGAGCTACAAGAGAAACTGGAGAGCTCAGAAAATGCACGTAAGCAGGCAGAGGCTATGGCAAAGACAAAAGAGGATTTACGTATCCTCAATGCTGTAAAGATTGCAGGAGGAGAGAAAGCACTGGCGAATATCTCTTCAAGCTATAAACCAGAGCCAAGAAAGCCAGAGGGCACGAACGTTTCGAAGAAAGCAGAGGGTCAGGAGGACGAATCACCTATGAGAAAGGAGATTAACGCCCGTAAAAATGGGAGTTACAAGAACAAGAAGTAAAATAATAAGGAGAAAAGAAGATGACAAAATTTTTTGAAAACATTTCGGTCAATCAGAAAGATGTTACAGATCTTAAAGAGGTTATCCCATTGAGTATTGACCAAGACGAGGATTTCCAGCGATTTACCCACCTTATGAAGGTAAAGAATGGCGATCCGGTGGCTTTCCTCGGTGAGATGGATGATGTAGGTATCAAAGGTAGCGGTTGTGACCCTACTTATAACGAGGTCGGTATTGCTAATTCCCAGAAGCGTTGGGCACTCGGAGACTGGCAAGTACCTATCAAAATCTGTTATGAGAGCTTGCAGGGTACTATTGCAGAGTACACATTGAAGACTGGTACACCGGTTGGAGACTTGACAAGTACCGAGTTTATGACCTATATCCTTCGTCCTGCTCTGGAGCGTCAGTTGAAGCGTATGATTTGGCGTTTCGGTTGGTTCGGTGATACAGCTGCTAAAGATATTGCAGGCGGTGGCGCTCTTACCACTGGCACGAAGACGGAACTATTCACCACGTGTGATGGTCTGTTTAAGCGTATCTTCACGCAGTGTACTTCTAAAGCTAATCAGTTTACAGCTATTGAAGCTAACAGCAAGACAACGTTTGTCGACCAGAAGAAGGCTATCCTCGGTAAGGGTGTTGCGACTGGTATCCTTGATAATATGTTGATGGATGCAGACAGCCGTATCTCTGCTGATAGCGGTGCTGTTATCTTACTTACTAAGGGCTTGGCGGACGCACTTACTTATGATATTAAGAAGTGCTATCAGAACATCATGCCATGGGAGAAAATTTTCGACGGTGTGGATGTTGCGAAGTACAATGGTGTTACGTTGGTACGTGTATCTATCTGGGACCGCTTTATCATGGCATACGAGAATACAGGCACCATGCTTAACAAGCCTTATCGTGCTGTGTATGCTAATATCAATCAGTTGCAGGTTGGTACTGATGCCGACGGCTTGATTTCAGACCTCGATATCTGGTTCGATAAGAAGGAGCGCAGAAACTATATCTATGCTACTGGTCGTATCGGTACACAGATTCTCGAGGATGACATGTTCCACGCTGCTTATTAATGGAGGATTGAATTATGGCAGGAATTTGCGATAGCATTATCAGTAAGGGTATCGAGCAGAATTGCGAGAACCCTATCGTAAAAGGTTTGGAAGCCGATGCAGTTATCTGTAATCGTGCGGATGTTGATTTCTCTAAGAGTGTATTTGATGAGAGCTTCAAGAATATGTTGAAGACACTTATCTTGAAGAGCGGAAAGAAAGGCTACCCTGTTGTACAGCAGGGTAGCAAACCTTTCACAGGCACAAAGATTTCGTTAGCCACTGGAACGTACAGAAACACGTTCACAAACGAGATTTCTATTGCCGTGCTTGATAATGGTCCAGACGTTGCTCAAAACATCATTGACGGGCTTGCAAACGGCTCATTCGTGCTCATTACTAAGAATGTGCATAAGGGAGAAGGTGGCAAGGCAGAGTATCAAGTATATGGATATTACCAGGGCTTGCGTGCTACTGCTATAGAGAGTGATAAGTATAGCGAAGATACAGACGGTGGCTGGCTTGTGACCTTGCAGGAAACAAGTGCGCCTAAGGCTGCTTTGTTCTACTTTAATACGGACTCAAAGACTACTGAAACGCAGTTTAAGAGTTTACTAACAGAAGCTGGATAAATGGAACTGGACGAAGTGAAAAAGACTATAGAGGAACTGAAAGGGCGCTTTGATGCCCCTTTCGGATCTTCTGATAAGTCTACGATAGAATACCTTTACTACGAAGTAACAGGAAAGACTTTTGTACCCACTTCGTGCCAACAGTGTTACCATGATGGGCTTATAGAAATTTATCATTACATTAAAAAATACGGAAAGATGGCAGAAAAATCAAATTACAGATTGAGAGCTGGTGCGATTATCAATTGCCCGACATTTATGGGTGGTAAGGTGTTCACGAATGATAACCTTACTGACGAGGTGGCAAAGAATTATCTGGAGCAGTTCCCAGATAATGAAGACTTGTTCCAGAAGGTTCCCGAAGACGATCCGAATGCTGGAGACGGTAAAGGCAAAGGCGGGAAAAAGTCTGATAACAACTCAGATGCTGGAGACGGCGAGAAGTAACGATACGAAAGAAGAGCGAAAATGAATGTAAAGACAGCAAAGAAACCACAGAAGCGTGTAGAGGTAAATTACGAACTACGCTTTAAGATGCAACGCTATGGTAGCGATAATCTTTATCCACAGAATATTGTAGATATTACCAATGCGTCTGGTACCGCAAAGTTATGCTTATCTCGTTATGAGAAGTTTGTGGAAGGTTACGGATTTAACAACGAGGCTTTCTCTGAATGGAAAATAAATCGAGATGGTGTAACTATGGATGACCTTCTGAAAAGTGTAGCGGGAGACCTCACACGCTTTGGTGGGTTCGCTCTTCATATTAATTACAATGTTCTGGGGCAGGTAACGGAGGTTAACTACCTGCCTTTTGAGCAATGTAGATTGGAGGAAACAGACGATGCTGGTGTAGTTGCTCATATCCTTACGCATATTGACTGGAAGGGAGAGAAAACTAAGAACGGGCAAAGGCAAATGGTCATCGATAAGAATATTACTCGTTTTCCTGTATTTAACCCCGATCCGCTGGTAGTAATGAGACAGATAGAAGATTGCGGAGGAATAGATAATTACAAAGGGCAAGTATTATGGTTATCTATTGATGGGAAATATCAATATCCAACGCCTATCTATGATGCTGTTATTACGGAGATTTCAACCGATGAAGGGTTGGGAAATATCAAATACAGAAATGTCCGTAATAACTTTCTCGTAGCCTGTATGTTGGTAACGAAAAAGGGGCTGCCGAATGTTGATGAAAACGGAAAGGAAGTCGAGCAAAAGATGATTTCTGATGAGGACTTGAGGCAGTTCCAAGGAGATACGAGGGGTTCAAAAATTTTGGTGGTTGAACTCGAGAATGGAGAAGATGAACCGAAGGTTGTTCAGTTCCCAGCACGAAACTTTGATAAGGAGTTTACAGTAACCGATGAAAGTGTGGTCGAGCGTATTTATTCGCAGTTTCACCAAGAACTATTCTATTCTATTCGTATTGGTAAGCTGGGTTTCTCTGGTAATGTTATGCGTGATGCGTATGAATACTATGCGGGAGAGGTTACGAATGAACAGAGATTTATCGAAAGAGCCTTTACGAGGCTATTCGCTAACTGGTATGATAAGATGATACCGCAGGATTTCTCTATCAAACCATTAAAATATATCTCTGCTGACAAAAACGATAAATCTAATGGAGAATGAGCATTTAATAACGGTTGAGAAGTTTAAGGAACTTGCTCGACCGACGTCAAAACATATTGATGATGGAGAAGTTAACACGTTTATTCGCGAATGCGAAGATATATATATTATTCCGGCTATTGGTCTGGCACGATTCAAGGCTTTGCAAGAAAATACGCAAGATGTAAAAAACAAAATACTTCTTGAAGGCGGAGAATATGAAGATAAGGAAGGAACTTTAAGGAAATGTTCAGGCATACGATTAGCCCTTTCTTATTTCGTCTACGCTAAGATGGTGATGTCAGATGGAGGATTGCTCACCAGAACTGGATTAATGCAGCACAACGATAGCTATGCGTCCAGAGAGGATGATAAAAACAGGGTGAGAATGTACAATGATGCTATGGAGGTCGCAGAGACGTATTTGGGTTCGTGTCTGGCATACTTGAAGAGTGTAGAAGGAGAGAGCGTAAGGCCAGTAAGAGGAACGAGATTAAGAATTCATGCTATAGGAGATTAAACAAATGACAAAAGTAGAAGAATTGCGCATACTTGCACAAACAATCAAGAATGAAACTAAAGTAGGTGGTAACACCGCTGAACGTGTAGGCAATGCCTTTGAAGGTGTTGCTGATGCTATTGAAGGTGTTGAGCAGATTAAGGAGATTGAAAAAGCTGTTGATGCTGTCAAGGAAAAGATGGCCGAGAGCAAGAAAGCCGTTGAGGACATGGTGAAAAACTTACCTATTGCGCAGGAAGCTGGTGATAGTACAACCTCTGTTATGTCGCAGGCTGCTGTGACAAAAGCATTGAAGAATATCAAAGCAACAACAGATGATGGCAAAACGCTGGAAGATGTGTATCAAATTGCAAAAGAAGATGCTATTTTCGGTAAGGAAAAGATTAATGATACTATAGATGTGTTCAATAGCGGTAAGTATGAAATAACAACAAACAATGGTTGGTTGGGGCTTAACGGAGAGATTGCTTCGAAAGGAATCTTCGGTTGGGTATACACAGATTTCATTAGCTTGAAAGATGTAAAGAAAATAACCTATACACAGTTAGCAAATCATCCATCGGTATCAAGTATTGTATATTACAATAGTGAAAAGTCGTTCATAAGTAAGCTACAGAGCGTTAGCGGAGAAATAACATCTTTCCCAGCAAGTGCAGAGTATGTTCGCTTTTGTAAGAAAAACGAATCAAATTCAATAGTTACGTTATATGTAGACGGTGAAAGAAATGTAACAGTTAAGGAGAAACTCGCAGCAGTAAGCGCAGTAGAAGACGCAGTTTCAATGCGCGAAATAACTACAAATATAGTAGAGTACTATAATACGTCAGAAAGTGGTTACGTTTCCAATAAAGGTGTGCTAAATCTCGGTGATGCAAATTGGAGAGTTAGTGGTTTAATACCCGTGTTTCCAAAAGATACATTGAGTTTCAGTGGCTTTTATTCTCATAGTAATATTACCCCTATTGCATTCTACACAAAGGGTGAAACGTTTATATCAGGCGTTGCGCCACAAACGCAAGCAGGAAGTATCGTTGTTCCAAATGATGCTGTATATATGCGCCTTTCTGGTAGCAAAGGAGATAAGTGGGTTGTAAGCGGAAAGATGCGCATAGAGGGTGAATTTGTAAAAGAATTAGCAAAGATATTAGGTACAGGCAAGTATGATTATACGGGTGTATTAGACATAACAAACTCTGATGCTGTCATAATGGAGGGTAGTTCGTACACAGAGGGCGTTTGTCAGCCTGTTGGGTTTAGTTGGACAGAGAAACTCAACGATATTATCGACTTGCCAGTGATTAATGACGGTATAAGCGGCTCGCAGAGAAGCGCCGGTATTTTAAATATTAAATCAAATTCTAATTTGAAAAGTACGCCAAACATAAGTAAGGCAAATCTCCCTTATAGTTATGTTTGGTTCGGAAATACCGCCAATGGCTCGTCACTTGGTATTGCAGGATATAATGAGTTATTAGAAGCGAAAGCGACAACAGAGAGCAGAGGAGCCGAAATGTTGGTCGGAGAGGAAGAAAATCCACAAACAGGCAACTATGAACCATTATACGAAGCGTTTGCGCAACGTGAAAACGTAAAGATTGCGAATGCCGTTAACATAATAGGTCCAATGTTGTATCCAGGTCAAAGTTTCGCAGGGCAATGGTACACAAGTCACAAGGGTTGGCGTGCTGTTTCTGTGTACTCAGCGCATTATGATTTCTTTGAGAAATTACCTATTAAGCAAGCTATAAAGGCGTACAAGGTAAGACCAACAAAGAATGTTAGTGCGGTGTCTGATTTGTTCTTTAAGAATGCAAAGGGGCGTTCAAAGGCTTTCTATGCAATTTCAAGCGGTCAGAACGGCTCGAGTTCTTCTCCAAAGGTTACAATGGTTAGTTGTGATAATCTTGATAAGGTTACACCTACCAATCCAACAAGTGAGTATGATGTACAAGGTACGGTGGAAACTCTTTCAAGAGAAAGCGAGTTGGCAAAGATGTTATCGGGCGGAGATGTTGAATTTTCAAAGTTTGCATTACTTGAGTTTGTACTTAATATTAGCAAGTTGGGAAATGCAGAGATTTCATTCGCTTGCAGCGTTGAACCGTCAAAGGTGTATGTCGCAGGAATGACAGAATACTTGCAGCACACGGTTCTGTATAATAACGGAGTAGTTACAATCAATGTTGCGGATGAAAGATGCTTGCGTGGCGATAAGATTTCCGTACTTGTAGAGTGTGCAGGTAGTTTCAGTATCTCAAGCCCCGTATGTAGATACAAGGGAGCGCAGAAAAAAATGCGTGACTTTACTTTCTCACGTAGAAAGTACGGCGTAGAGGTATTAGAAGATACAAGCGTACAGCCGTTCAGCGGAGGAACAAAGTTCTCTCTACCGTCTGCACTAAACCTATATACGAAGTATAACACGGTTAAATCGATTTTGAAGCTGACAGGAGAGGAAAAGGCAACGAGAAACTTTACCATTTCAGAGCGTGCAAATTATGCCGTTCGTGTTGTTGCTCAAAACTTCTTCAAGTTAATGACAACGAGGTTTAGCGGTTCGGAATACAACGAGTTTGTAAATACGGATGGTATAAGCTTACAGAATTATCAGTACGACAAGGGAGAAGTTATGATTATGGTGGATGATTTGTGGACTTTCCCAATGGTGGTAGAGAGCGGTTGGACGGAGTTATATATTGAGGTTCCCCTGTCGACAGGTTCGCACAAAATCAGTATAGCACGAGCAAACGATGTTAATGTAGATACACCTATATGGCTGCACGATATTAGCGTGCAAAAGGTTTGGTAATTTATAATATAAATATTATGGCAGAACTGATTTTAATTTTAACGCCTCTATTGAGGTTAGTAGTAGTAGCTTTTTTCGTTGTTTTCGTGGCAATGTCTATTGACTTACTTGTAGGATTGCATAAATCAAGACTTCGAGGAGAGAAAAGACGCTCGGATAGCTTGAAGCGAAGTGCGTACAAGTTCGTACTCTACGAGGGAGGAATGTGTATTGCAGCATTGATTGACGTGTGTTTCTTTCTTTGTCACGGCTTCCAGCTGTTCGGAGTAAGTGTTTTACATGGTGTTCCTGTAATGTCGTTTGTGTTAGCGATATTCTTCTGTGCCGTTGAAGGCTTATCGGTGCGAGAGAAGGCAGACGAGAAGATACATAGCGAACTAAGCAGGGCGGAAAGGCTCGCAAAGCATATCTTAACACGTGATGAATGGATAGAATTGCTCACCGCTGCAATGACGAAGGTACAAGAGAATAACGACAAGGTAAGCCATAGCCCTTGGGGTGCTAAAAGAAAGGAGAATGAAGAATGAGAACAATTAAATATATAGCGGTTCACTGTACCGCAAGCCACCAATCACAAACGATTGAAGGCTTAAAGCAAGAGTTCAAGAGTAAAGGCTGGGTTAATCCAGGCTACCATTATGTGGTATCTCCAGACGGTAAAATCACCCAGCTACTTGAAGAAGAAAAAGTGAGTAACGGTGTAAGAGGTTACAACTCAGTAACTATCAATGTCGCTTATATAGGTGGCATAGACAGAACAGGAAAACCAATAGACAACAGAACAGATGAGCAGAAAGCAAGCCTGCGTTCTCTGCTGAGGATGCTTCATAAGAAGTACCCTACAGCAGTTATTCAAGGACATAGGGACTTTTCTCCAGACTTGAATAAGGATGGCAAAATAACTCCTAACGAATGGATGAAGGTTTGCCCATGCTTTGACGTTAAAACAGAGTACGCTAACTTATAATATCAATAGAGATGGGAAAGAAAGTTTTAATGTTTTTCGTTGGTATTCTCGCTCTGCTTACATTTGCAGGGTGTAGAACGCAAAAGGTTGTGGAGGTAAGGACTATTCACGATAGCATCTTCCAGACACGTGACAGCATTGTGACAAGGTACGTGCAAGATAGTATCTCAGAACGTGAGAAAACGGTTATACTGACCAAGCACGACACTATCAAGGGCACAGATACCGTTTTTGTCACACGTGAATACTATAAGGATAGGTGGCGAGTGCGTACAGATACCATTCAGAAGGTAGTCTATAAATATAAAGAGAATACCGATACTAAAGAGGTTAAAAAAGCACCTAAAGAAAAGAAAAAATGGTATCAGAAAAAGATTTCATTCGTTACCTTCGCTATTGCTGGTGTTGCGTGGTTAATTGGGTATCTATATATTAGGTTAAGACGATAGTTTATAGATGGTGTGGTACAGGAAGAGTATCACACCATCTTATTTTTATCAGTTTTCGTTTTTACGGCGTCCAAATCTTTTCTGTGGTAACTTATATACCTGCAAGATTATCGAGTATTTGACGGAAAGCAACGTCGGCATGCTTTCTCATAATTTTTAGGTAGTTAAAAATTGGTCGGTTGTTCTTTACAGATTGTCCGATACAATACTCTAATACTTCGAGGCTAATACCGAGGTCGAAACCATGCTGAACAAATGATTTACGTGCTGTATAATAGCATACCTTTCGGTAATCTTGTATATCAATATCCTTGGCAAGGCTCTTTATTGAGCGAGTGACATAGGCGAGAAAATTCTTATAAGAGAATTTATAACCGAAATCAAGCCTGCCAGTGTTTCGATTCATCCATTTGCTAATTAGTTCCTTTGCCTCTGGCTGGAGAGTGAAAGAAATACGTTTATCGGATAGTTTCATATTGCGTGACTTATGCCGAGTATATTCAAGAACAGATACACCACGAAAATCTATCTCGAGAAGGTCTATAAGGTTAATACCCCCGAGATAATAGGAGAGCATAAAGATGTCACGAGCGATTCTCTGTTTCTTTAATCGTGGTTGTGCGTCTCTGATAGCTCGCACATCTTCTACTGATATATCAAGCTCACGTTCTGGGTCTGCTGGTCGTTTCCAATATGTAAAGGGGTGTACGCTATAGGTTGCGAGTTGCATTCTTATGGCACGATTAACGATTGTACGGGTCATTGAAAGGGTCATACTGATGTATGTTTGTGACACCCCTTTTCGTTTTAGCCAACGTTCGAACTCTGATATAGTAATAGTACTAATTTCAGAAAGAAAAACATCACCGCCTGTAAATTCAAAGAAGAGCCTCAACGAGTTTTGAAGCATGCCAGCATAAGAGCCACGTCCATCCTCGATGAGTTCCTTCTGATATTGTTCTGATACTTGCTTAAATGTAACTTTTGAGGAATGAGTACGCATCGACTTTAGGAGGTCTCGAAGTTCCTTGCAGGTATAATCTTCTGGAGAGTCAATACGCTCTAATCTCTCTTCATAGTCATTAAGGAGATTACGGAGCTTAATATTAATTTCATGTGCGTTAGGAACTCTCACTACTATTCCGTTATCGAACTCTGAAAGAGCATTAACAGAATAAGGTGTAACGATGTAATGAGTTTCGGATCTGTGACCAATGGAAATACGAATCTTGTATGAACCATTTTTTGATTTTGTGTGCTTGAGCACTGCGAGTTTGATTGTTGCCATTATACTTAATTCTTAAAACGAATAGAAAAAACTTGCTCAGCAGTCCAAATTTGGACGAAATAAGCGTTTTTTTATTCCCGAATAGCGTAACGGCTGGGGAGTTGAAAAAGAAAAAGTACCTAAAAACCAGTGTTATAGGTACTTTTTCAAAAGGTGATTCCGTTGGGGTTCGAACCCAAGACCCACAGCTTAGAAGGCTGTTGCTCTAATCCAACTGAGCTACGGAACCA